GCAGTAGTTGAGCAGGTTACATTTACCCGCACAACACCACCTAACGGAAACTTCTCTGGTTATGGTGGAGTAATTCAAGTAGTTGCTCGTACTGTCGTCTAATACATAAGGAAAATAAATGACTCCTGCTCAGTGGCTAGGTTTAGCCATATCCGTTTGTACCCTCGTTGCTGCATTTGCTACAGCAGTTCGCTGGTTAGTAAAACATTACCTGTATGAACTTAAGCCTAACTCTGGCTCAAGTATGCGTGATGAGATTACAGGTCTTAAGCACGAAGTTGCAATCATTAAAGACCTAGTTCTTGAGTTAGTAAAGAAATGAGTAACGATGAAATCTGTTGCCAAGAAAGCCACACCTGCCGCACTTGCAGTCCTACGCCAAGCCACAGCGATAGCACCATTGCGTATGAAAGCCAGCGATGGGCTTCTCCCATCGAACGCTCATCTCAAGCAGAGTCCAGTCAGCGACCATAACACTGGTCTTGCTGTTGACTTAACGCACGACCCTAAGAACGGTATTGATTGTGAAGAAATATTTGAGAAACTTAAAGAGGATAAGCGTGTCAAGTATCTTATCTTCAAAGGAAAAATCTGGTCCAGAGAAAAGTCAAAGTTGGGAAACAGACGGTACACTGGGAGTAATCCTCATAACAGGCATCTACATATTTCTATTGAGTCCGCTATGGCTACCGATACTTCTCCGTGGTTTTGGTGGATGAATCAACCTAAGATTGTTAATCAAGTTATCGCAAAGGTAACACCAGTGCCTGCTAAGAAGGCATACAAGACAGAGGTTTGTACCTGTTGCAAATTGCACGGTGCAAAATAAACGAGGAGGAAACAATGGAACAATTTAAGCAACTCGGACTGACATGGTTCCGTGCTGCGGCATCTGCTGCGATTGCACTTTACCTTGCTGGCGAGACGGACCTTAAGACCCTTGCTGCTGCAGCCCTTGCAGGCTTTGCAGGTCCACTACTCAAGTGGCTTGACCCATCAGCAACTGAGTACGGTCGCGGCTCAAAGTAATCGTTTAAACAAAAGAACCCCCGCCTTAGAGAAATCTAAGAGCGGGGGCTTTTTTGCTTTTCCTTGACCACTTCCCCAATAGCCAAGAAACTTAACCGCCAGTCTTGTAGAACCCTGGACCTCTAAAGTGTACCGCAGGTGGTGTGAATACGCGCCTCATCTCACCCTCACATAGGCTACATGTTGGCACATTGCTTGACTCTTTAACTGATAGATGCAGTTCCTGCACTACATTGCAGGCGTTACATTGGAAGTCATACTGTGGCATCTTCACCATCCGCAGGAGTAGGTACTGTTACTTGTGCTCCACACAATGCACACTCTGCATCTGTGAACCAAAGCGAAATTTCATTTTCCTCAAACATGCAGCCGACTTTAAAAAGTCGTGAGCCACAAGGACAAACATGCGTAGGAATACCACGATAGTTAGCCAGCATGCTAGACTTGGGCTTCCGCTTGAGCCTAGATACAATTAACCAGTTCATCACGAACAGGAGTGTAATCAACTTTTTAAAAAATTACATGGATGTAATTCATCGGCGTGTCGCAGAATAGATGAGACATTGTGTAGTAAACTCCTCTATTGCAAAGGAGAAAAATGACACTAGAAGAAAAGACTGGGAAGAACTACATCTCCCACAGTGCCATGTCTACATGGCTTAATTGTGGTTGGTCGTATTATCTATCCCGTATTCAGAATGTCCCGCAGAACCCATCCTACTGGCTAGTAGGGGGTAAGGCACTCCATGAGTTAACCGAAATCTACGATGCACTACCACTGGGTAGCCCGTTTGATACCACTGCTGTATTTAATCAGCGATGGAATGAGAACTACAAGCAGGCTGACAATGGCATGGAGTTCCGTGCTGGTGGCAGAGCAACCAAGGCGTATCCCAACAAAGAGGATGCATCATGGTGGTTAGATAACGGACCCAAGATGGGTGACTTCTGGGTGCAGTTCCGTCATGACAGTGGCTATCAGATGTACCACCTACCAGACGGAGCACCTGCTATCGAAACCGAACTCAATGTGGAGGTTGGTGGAGTTAACATGAAAGGATTTCTTGACCGCCTTATGGTTGCGCCAACAGGCGAACTTGTCGTGGTGGACATCAAGACATCCAGTAAAGCACCAATGACATACACTCAGTTAGGCACCTACGCCATTATGACTGAGAAGTTATTGGGTATTCGCCCTACCTTGGGGGCATACTTCATGGCTCGTACTGGTGAGTTAACACCTCCAGTAGACCTATCGCACTACACAGAACCACGCCTTGCACAATGGGTAAGTGGATTCAAGATTGCCGTTGACAACAACATCTTTATCCCACAGCCAGGATTTATGTGTGGTACATGTTCAGTCAACAAGGCATGCTATGCAGTAAAAGGTGAAGATTCACACATGTACCCCGAACTAGGAGAAACAAATGAGTAACGAAAACGCAGCAATTCAAATCAACTTCAAGACAAAGAAGGATGGCATGCTCATCAACCTTCGCGCAGGCGATGTTGCTGAACTTGACCTACTGATTGATGGCTTGACTCAGCGCCTTGCTACATTGATTGACCTTGAGACAACCACTGAATCCATGGCTACAGTTAAGACTGTATTTCCTGGAGCAGAGGTAATCAATCAAGGTGCAGCACCAATGCCTGCATACGCACAGCCAGCACAGCATGCACAACCTGCTGCTCAAGGCTACGCACCAGCACCTGCTGCTACACCAATGTGTACATGCGGTGGTGGACCAATGCGTTTGGTCAAGGCTGGTATCTCAAAGTCAACAGGCAAGCCATACCGCGCCTTCTTCTCATGCCCACAGCCACAAGGCTCACAGTGTAACAACCGTCAGAACGCGTAGTACATGCGCCGTTTATCCCGTGCTATCAAGACTGCCTCGCAAGGGGGTGCCACATTACCTACGGTGTGGCGCTCACTTGCGGAGCAACAGATAGCGTTTAGACGGGGGGAAGTGAGCATGGTTGCAGGTCCTCCAGGTTCAGGTAAATCTACCTTTGCCTTGTCACTTGCAGTCCATGCTCAAGTTCCTACCTTGTACATCTCAGCAGATACTCACTCACATACTATGAGTTTGCGTTTGCTTGCGATGATTACAGGCAGACCACAACAAGAAGTAGAACCACTGATGGAAGCAGACAGAGAGTGGGCAGCGCAGATGCTCAAGCCTGCTGACCACATCATGTGGGAGTTTGACTCAGCACCTACGCTTAAGGATGTAGAGGATGCAGTCCTCGCATCACGAGAACGCCTTGGTCAAGATGTTGAACTCATCGTGCTTGACAATGCAGTGGATGTAACCCTTGATGGACAAGATGAGTGGGGTGGACTACGCCTTCTCATGCGTGAACTCAAGTGGTGGGCTAGAGAAACTGGCGCTGCTGTTGTTGTTTGCCACCATACAAGTCAGGGAGTTGTGGGTAATCCTTGCCCACCAAGCAGTTCCCTGCATGGAAAGATTGCTCAGACCCCTTCGTTAATCCTTACTGTGTATAACCAAATCGCTTCGATGGGTGTGTGTGCGGTAAAGAATCGTTATGGTCCAGCCGATTCGACAGGCGCAAGTCCAGTGTGGCTTGCATACAACCCAGCCAGTATGCAACTGGCAGATTTATTACAGGCATAAGGAGAAGTTATGACACCTAAATGGGAAATCAAAGTGGTGGAAAATGCGGGAGAACTGCAGGGTAGTTTAAACGCAGAGGATGTAGTCGTCCCAACTAAGCCATTGATTACAGACATTAAATCGCAGTTGATGTTTATACCGAAACAGTTTTCATGGACAGTGGGATGGAGAGCGTATGTTTGGCAGGAAGAAGAAAGCGGAAGATTCAAAGACCTCACAGATGAGGAATTCAAAAGACTCCTTGATGAAGGCACTATCAGTTACACCAGAGATGATGGAACAGGCAGTGATGTCAGCGAAACAAATTCCAGCGGAGATGAAACAAGCAATACTTGATGGACTACCAGAGTTTATTGAACGCATTGATGAGGCTACACAAAAAATCTACGACCCATCACAAGTCTGGTTTGAATCTTTACAGTTCGCTGATTATGTTGGGCAGTTGGCTGAACATCTTACTGAGGACCACGGACCAGAGTGCAGAGAAGAAATCGCAACCCAACTCCGACTCATGAGTGAGTCATGGAAAGACCTAGCAGAGAACGCAATGGAAGTACTCGACAAGTCAGAGGAAGTGTTTAAACATGGCGCATAGCAACAAAGAAACATTATCAGTTATTTGGTGTGACAACGGGAACACTGACGGCAAGTTCACAGAGGGCTTGGTATACAGCATCATCACTGGTGAGGTGCCATTCCATAACGCTATCCGTGTACAGGGTAATCAGATTGCACGCCAACGACAGGCTGCCTTCGAGATGTGGAACAAGGTCGGTACTGATTGGGCGTTGTGGGTTGACTCTGACATTGTACTTACCAAAGAAGTAGTCAAGACTCTATGGGATACCGCTGACAAGATTGCTCGTCCAGTTGTAAGTGGTGTTTACTTTATCTCTAAGCAGATGGAGAACTCATTGATGATGCCTATGCCTGCCATCTTTGATGAGGGTGGGAATGAGTACGAGATTAAACATCATCATCCACTGCCACGCAATCAAGTCATCAAGGTTGATAGCGCTGGCTTAGGTCTGGTCTTAATGCATAAGTCTATTATCAAAGCATTGCATGAGAAGTTTGGTGAGTCTGACTTTGTGTTTGCTGAGAACAACGCAAGCGGTGAACAGTTTATTGGTGAGGACATCGCCTTCTTCCGCAAGGTTAAGGCTGCTGGTGTACCAGTTGTGGCTAACACTGGTGCATTGGTCAAGCACATGAAGCGCTTTGCCTTCGATGATAATTACTATAACCTCTACTGGGCAGCCATTGAAAGCGCAGAAAGGAATCAGCAAAATGCCAACACAGCAAGCGAGTAACAAGCGCAGAGGTGCTGCATTTGAAATAGAACTAGCAGACTGGCTTATGGCACAGGGTTTAAACGCACAGCGTTTGCCAAGAGCGGGGCGCAATGACATCGGAGATGTCTACCTTCCTGCTAATACTGATGGCTATGTCATTGAAGCAAAGGCACCACGCCGTGATGGTCGTATTGATTTGAGTGGATGGTTGCGTGAGGCTGAGATTGAAGCAGAGAACTATCGTGTGCAGAAAAGACTGGTGCTCGCACCATCCCCATTAGTAATTATTAAGGCAAGCAATAAGGGGATTGGAGAGTCGTATGTCGTACAGAGGCTCCGTGATGCACTCCCAAAACTCTAAGCATGACATCGTTAAAGTACTAGAACACTACGGATTTACAGTACCAACTAATCGTGGTGGTTGGGTAACAGTGCGCTGTGCCTTCCACAATGATAAGGTTAAGTCAGCGCGTTTAAACATAGACAACGGTGGTTTCCGCTGCTTTGCATGCGAGATGTCTGGTGATGTCTACTCACTCATTATGAAGAAAGAAGGAGTTACCTATGTCAAGGCTCTCGAAATCGCAGAGGGAATTACTGGCGAAAGCAACAGAGAACTACGAAAGAAACCTAGACGAGGTGGCTCCGTATCTGGAGAGTCGAGGTATAACCAAGGAGACAGCACTTATGTTCCGCCTCGGCTTCGTAAAGAATCCTGAGACAGGACACGAACCATACCAAGGCAAGTTGGCTATCCCATACCTGACACCATCAGGAGTAATTGACATACGCTTTCGCAGTTTAAACGCAGATAGCGGACCGAAGTATCTATCAAGACCTGGTGCAAGCACACACATTTTTAATGTGGCTGCATTGAATACAGACTCTGATGTGCTGGTCATTTGTGAGGGTGAGATTGACACGATGATTGCTACACAAGTGGGCTTCTCTGCTGTTGGTTTGCCTGGTGCTAATAACTGGAAACCATTTTATACAAGAGTCCTTGCGGATTGGGAAAAGATTATGTTGTTCTGTGATGGTGACAACGCTGGTAAGGAGATGGCTAAGACAATTACTCGTGAACTGGACAATGTGTTCCCAATCTTTATGCCTGAGAACTGTGATGTGAATGATGTGTACCTCGCCGAGGGCGCAGAAGGACTACATAAACGAGCGGGTGTTTAAACATGGCAAAGAACTCATCATTTGATTTAGATTTTGGATACGGTAGAAAAGGCGAGCAGTTAGTAGAGGAACTGTTAACCGAAGGCAAGACTATAGAAGTCAAGCGTGACCGCAAATGGTGGGTTACTAACAATCTTTACATTGAAGTTGAGTGCTGGTTTATGAAGTCTAAATCATGGGAGCCATCGGGCATCATGGTTACTGAGGCTGCATACTGGGCATTTGTATTAGAAAAGGGTGTGCTCATGGTACCAACAAGCCATGTGTTGTACGCCATTAAAGAGTTTGGCAGAGAAATTACTTGCGAGATACCTCCGAACAAGAGTAAAGGTTATCTGATTACAGTAGATGATTTGCTCACAGCAATGCGTAAGTTAAAGAATGAGAAAGAAGAACCCAAAGATGGATGAGCAAGACAAGGTATGGGAAACTATCTATGGCACAGCACGACAGGTTGCATCGCGCAGTAACCGCATCCATCGTGGACTTGTAACTACTGATGATGTGTACCAACACCTATCTTTGTGGGCATTAGAACACTGGCACAAGATAGAAGAATGGGAACAGCAAGAGTCGTTGAAGTTTAAACTGCGCCGTACTTTCTACAATGAAGCACAGAAGTATGTTGCAAAAGAACGCATGCACCATTCACGCACGCCTATGTCTGACAGTTTTTACTACACCCATGAAGTACTACACGAACTATTGCGTGATGTGTGGGAGCATGAAGGGTGGACAGATACAGCAGACTTAAGCAATGAGTATGTGTCTAAGTCAAGCAAGCCAGCAGAAGGTGGCAACCGAATGGCTTTGCTATCTGATGTGGCGGCTGGGCTAAAGCGTTTAAACGATGCAGACCAGGCGCTGCTGCGGCTAAGATACGCTGATGGTGGCATGGAGTTTGATGCTTTGGCTGAGGAATACCAAGCAACAGAGGAAGCCATACGCAAGCGTGTCAAGAGGGCGTTGACTAAGTTGCAAGATAGATTAGGTGGCGAAGCGCCAGTGTGGTATGGGCGTAGGCGTAACCGCAGTAATGCAGAAGCACGAGAGGAAGTAAAGAACAATGACTAAGAAGAAACTAATACGGATTGTAGTATTGATTGAGATTGTACTTGTAATTGTAATGCTTAAGTTAGTGATGGACTACAAATGATTATAGGTTTGAGTGGGTATGCACGCAGTGGTAAAGATACAGTTGCTGAACTGTTGTGTTTAAACTATGGATACAAGCGCGTATCATTTGCTGACCCAATGCGTGAGGCACTGTTGCGTTTAAACCCTACTATCAACCATGAACCTCTGGCTCATCTGGTGAATGATTATGGTTGGGATGTAGCCAAGACTAACCCTGAGGTGCGCCGTTTGTTACAAGTGTTTGGCACCGAAGTTGGTAGAGAAATGTTTGGCGAGAACTTCTGGGTTGACTTAGCGTTTAAACAAGTGCAGCAAGAGCGCGTTGTGTTTGCTGATGTTCGCTTTCCTAATGAAGCACAAGCCATAATCAAAAGAGGTGGGCAAGTGTGGCGTGTACAGCGTGAAGGACACAAGCCTGTGAACTTACATGCATCTGAAACTGCAATGGATAACTGGCGCTTTGATGATTTGATTCTTAATCATGGCAACCTTG